TATTCAGCCGGAAGAATTTCAAGTAAACGTACAACTTTGTAAAAAAGATTTACACGCAACTTGGCAAGCTGCTGAGATGGGCTTTTCTGCTTTTGATTCATTACCTGCTTCTTTCGAAGACTATGTAATTGGATATACTGCAGCAAAAGTAGCTTCACAGATTGAATCTAATATTTGGAGTGGTCAAACAGGAAACGCAGGAGAATTTGACGGATTCTATTACTTAGCAACTGCAGGTGGTAGTGGATGTGTTGCCGTAACAGGTACAACAGTAGATGCATCAAACTGCATAGATGAGATGGGTAAGGTGGTTGATGCAATTCCTACAGGTGTTTATGGTAAGGATGACTTACACATATATGTAGCACCAAACGTAGCTAGAGCATATATCCGTGCTTTGGGTGGTTTCGGTTCACAAGGTCTAGGTGCTAACGGTGTTGACAACAAAGGTACAACTTGGTTTAACAACGGTGCACTATTCTTTGATGGTATTCCGGTTGTCGTTGGACAAGGTTTACCTGCTTCTTCAATGATGGCAGCACAGAAGTCTAACTTGTTCTTCGGTACAGGTCTACTTAACGACACTAACGAAGTTAAAGTATTAGATATGGCTGACCTTGACGGTTCACAGAATGTCCGTGTTATCATGAGATTTACTGCAGCCGTTCAGATGGGAATTAATTCAGACGTAGTTATTTACGCTTAATACTAAACCAGAACTATATTAAAGCAGGAGGTAAAATGCCTTCTGCTTTTTTTGTTCATAAAACTAAAAAAAATGTCTTGTGATATTAGCAACGGTAGAATTGAACAATGCAAGGACTCAGTGTCCGGGCTTAAGGCAATCTACATAATCAACTACGATAAATTAAATTCAGATTCAGCGCAATACCTAACTTCTCCGGCAGGTAGTGAAGACGTGATAACCACTTGGGTTCCTATTGACACTACAACACAACTTCATCTATACAAATACGAATTGAAGTCAACTGCGAATAGTTTTACAACCGCTATCAATTCTTCTAGAGATAACGGTACTACTTTCTTTACGCAGACTTTAGTAGCAAACTTAAAAAGACAAGATGCTGCTACTACTAAAAACGTAAAGCTTTTAGCATACGGTAGACCTAGAATTGTAGTAAGAACCATGACTGACCAATTCTTTTTAATGGGACTTGATCAAGGTGCAGACGTTTCTGCAGGTGAAATTTCTACAGGTGCAGCGTTAGGTGACTTTAACGGTTACTCTTTGACGTTTACGGCAGAAGAAGAACTTCCTGCAAACTTCTTAGATTGTAATACTGAGGCAACACTAGCAGCGGTATTCAATAATGGTACTGACGATGCAGAAATTATAACTTCTTAAGTTTTTTTGTTTTCATAGTGTAGATTTAGCACCTTTCGGGGTGCTTTTTCTTTTTACATAAACACGAAAAGAAAACAGATTTACACTTTTTCAGTTATTATAGTATGGTAATACTTCAAGCAATAGCAACTGAGCAAAGTTTTAGCTTCATACCTAGAAGCCAAACTTACGACACGCTATTAGTACAGAACGAAGCTACAGGCGAAGAAAAAGAAATTACAATTACAAGTTTTACAAACGGTGACTATTACGATACAATAAACGCTACCTTTATAAACGGTACTTTTAGTCTTGTAGAAAACAACTTTTATAAGCTTACACTAAAAAACGGAACTACGACAGTACATAAAGACAGAATATTTTGCACTAACCAAACGCCGGTAGTAAACTATTCAGTCAACGAAGGTGAGTACACCCAAAACGTTTCAAATAATGAATTTATAATTTATGAGTAACAACATACACTTACTAGAATTAAGCACTTACGAAGCACCCGTAATAACGGAAAGTAAGCGTAACGATTGGGTAGAATACGGTGAAGATAATTTATACTACAATCACCTTATAGATATGTACACCAATAGCACTACTAACAACGCTATTATAAACAACATAACACGCCTAGTATATGGTAAAGGTCTAAACGCTACAGATGCAAAGGTAAAGCCAAACGACTACGCCGTAATGATGTCTTTATTTAAAAAGACGGATGTAAGAAGACTTGTAACAGACCTAAAACTATTAGGTCAGTGTGCTATGCAGGTAATTTATTCTAAAGATCGTAAGAAGATAGTAAACGTTCATCACATACCTGTACAATTATTACGCCCGGAAAAGTGTAATTCTGAGGGCGAAATCGAATCTTACTACTATAGTGACGATTGGTCAGACGTTAAGAAGTACAAACCTAAAAGAATACCTGCTTACGGTTATTCAAAAGAAGGTCTAGAAATTATGATGGTTCGACCTTATAGTGTAGGAATGAAATATTTCGCACTTGTAGACTATACAGGTGGTTTACCTTATTGTGCTTTAGAAGAAGACATAAGCACCTATCTTATAAACGAAGTAAACAACGGTTTCAGTGGTAGAACGGTAGTAAACTTTAACAACGGTGTACCAAGTGAAGACC